GACACTGCTGAAGCGTTTGATAAGATGCTTCTTCAAATTTGGCAAGTGCTTTTGTATAAAAATAACTATCTTCGTCGTAATTAGCGATAGAGGCATCTAGCAGCGTGAGTGTATTGTATGCACAAATTTCTGTAGATGTTAGCGCTCTTACTTTTACATTGCCTAGGAATGTAGTCGTACCAGGAGTGTAGCCATTTCGAGAGCTATAACTAGGGGTGGTTTTATAGCTTGGCTTTTGTATTTCTCCGCTAGCAATGATTTCATCGACAGTAGCTGCGCGGTATTGCGTTGCCTGTCCCTCTTGTATGAGAAAACCACTTGCTCCAGTATTAACAAGCCTGCTGTCAGCGGCTTTCATTGCGGCAAGAACAGCTTGAGCGCTCACGTAGTCAGCCGATTGAATGACTGATTGCCTAAAGCTCTCTTGAGTGCCCTCAAGGCTTTGGTTGCTATAGGCAACTGGTGGCGCATATCCAGCCTCCGTGCAAGACAGCGTAACGATCATGTCGCCATCATCCGTGGAACCCTTTGATACCGTCTGCACCTTAAAGCGAGCAGAGCCAAGCTTGAAGATGCCGCTTTCATCAAAGGTGCTAGCCCGCGCCCGCCTTGCCTCCTGGGCCTGTGTATTTACATCGTCAACCTCGGACTGCGTGTCTTTCAGTGTGACCGTGATAGCCGTGCCGATGGCAATTGGCTGCAACGGCGCCCACTGCAACGATGAAACAATACCTAGCTCAGCCGCCTGCTTATCACCCGCAGAATTGCGTTGATACACCAGCACGTTGACTGGCACAATTCCATACACGCCAATTACGTTTTGTGACGCCGGGGAATAAGCCTGGCTGAAGCCATCCACTCTTACATTAGATGATGCTGTTTGCAGGCGATATGGATTGTCATTGACCGAACCGTAGAGAGTAGGATCCGTGGAATATTGAGAATTGATTTCATTTCCCCATTGCAGGAAACCAGTGGAATTCTGCCTAAAGTACATCCAACGATTTTGTTGCGTAATGTCGTTCAATGCTGTTTGACCAAACGCGCATTTGTTGATGTCAATGGCACCAATGCCTCTACCGCCAAGTGCCATCAATAATTGGACGAATTGATTTGAGCCATAGCTTCTCACTGCAGACCAAACCAGTGATCCAGCCACTCTCACTCCACCACGAGCGTTAACGGAAATGTCTGTATAGATAAGATTGATTGGATCGCCATATTTTGCCAGGTCTTGCTGGCTATTAAAGCCAAATCGTGGAGAGAATTTTTGCTCCCGTCGTTGCGTTTGGCCGCCGCCAGGTGTGTCAAAACTTGGCAATTTTGGTGTCATCAATAAAGCTGCCACCACTTGAAAAATTGTGCCAATTATAGTCAAAACAATGGCAACCACGTCCCAGTTTCTTATGTCAAGAACGGTGCCCTCTTTTGGGTCTGTATAAATTTCTTGTAAGGCAATGAACTCTAAATACTCCTCCTTGCTTACGCCAAGAGTGTCAATCAAATCATATTCATACGGAAGAAGTTTTCTCATTGATTCATCCAAAAATAATGGCCAACGTTGCCTGGCAGTTTTGATCGAACCACCAGTCTACTAGGAGCGATAAAAAGCACATCCCCATCATCCATTACTGTTCCAAGTGCAGCGCCCATGCTTCCGTCTAATAACACAACGGCATGCGGCCTTGGCTCAGCAAGACGAGTGCCGTTTTCGTTCAACCATTTGATAATCCATCGAAATGGAAAAGTGTGTTCTGTGTACTGCTCAAACACCCAACCAAAGTCTTCTCGATAGTCATGGTATCCAAGACGCCTATGCACTTCACAAGCCAGCAAGAAGCAGTCGGCTTTGCCGCTGCCATCGCCAGGGTTTCCGCCCCAACCATGCTCAAGGCCAATCAAATCGTTGAAGTTCATTGCAGGTAGAGTTGGGAGTCCAATGGAAGTGGGCCAACAAGCTCTCGCGTTAAAGTGCGGGCTGGAAAATTGGAAGACACAGAGTCAACGGCAGAACGAAAACGAAGCTCAATAGTGGTTTCACTCAATGATGCACCAACCCCCACATAATACTCAATTTGTACGTTAGGAGTGTAAGCATCAGCATTGGTGAGCCATTGAGTGGTGAGCACTAGGGTGCTGAGCCTATTGCCATTGCCAGCATCCAGCAAGCGAACGATAAGTTCAATGTTGGGAAACAATACTTGTAGCAAGCTATTGTCGCCATTCAATGAAGAAATGCTCCCTTCTGCGCGAAAAGGAGCAAACTCATACTTCTTACCGCCATAGGTGATTTGTTGATTGGAGAAGTAATTTTGATACTGATGGATGGCGCCAGTGCTTGTTGTCAGCACTAGAAATTGGCAAATGCGAATATCAATGGTCATGCGTCATCAGAATTGGGATCGCGGATTTCACCAATTAAAGTCAATGATACAGCGCTGATGCCAGGAAAGATGGATTCAATGGCGGGAGGGCTTTCATATTCCCATCGTAAAGTCGATACTGCTTTCACGCTAGTGGCAAGAGAAGCATTCATCCCTGCAACAACAGTGTCTGGCAATTGGAAGCGTTGGTTGCGTTGCGTCTGGTATTGATAGTGTGCAATAATTGCCTGCACCTTATCATCAGTGATATTGGTAAACTCAAGTTCTAACTTTGCGCCATAAGCAACATTGCCAAATGTGCGCTTTGCCATTGTTCCGCCAAGAGTGCGGAATGTTTTCTGTGGAAAAATACCTGGCGTGAAATTACGCCTTGTGGGAATGTAACTAGGAAAGACTGCCATGATTACATTCCAATGCGACGACGGGTTTGAGGAGACTGTTGAATTTTATCTAGCGTCATCGCCATGCCTTTGTTTGCGCCATCTCTGGAAGCTTGACGACGAGTTTGTGCCATTGCCGCCTCAAGTTGATCTCGGCTAACGTATTCTACACCATTGATAGTGCTAGTCTCAAAGTTCATATTGAGGATGGGACTGCCACTGCTTCCCATGCCGCCTCCATTCATGGCCGCTCTGACGCCTAGGGCGCCGTCTGCGCCACGTTGTAGGGGAAGTATGGCCTCTGGACCCGCCTCGCCCATGAGGCCCATTTGCATGGCTCCTCCATCGGCGAATGGGAAAAGGGTGGGGCCGTTGACGATACCACCATGAGCAAACTTGGCAAGACCGCCAGAGAAGATGGCTCCGTTAGCCGCTGCTGGAATGCCAAGTGGATTGTTGATTGATTGTGGAGCATTAAGATCAGATAAGCCACCACCTCCCTTTGGAGCAAGCCCCAATGCCTTCATCAAGAAACCAAGAACAATCATTGTCATTTGCTTGGCAATAATTTCAGTTGCCATTTGAATAAACATACTGCCTATTGACTTAAAAAAGTTGCCAAGAGCTTCTTGAGCACTCATGCTTCCTGTAATTAGGCCTTCAAACGCTTGCCCAAAAGCGGCTCCAATGCCATCAGCCACCTTAATGGCAATGTTGCCAATGTTGGTGAGTTCGGCAATTTCAGTTTTAAGCGTGCTAATGCGACCTTCTATTGTTTCGGTGGGTGTTTTGGGCTTATTCAATTCAACAGCAGCAGCTTCTCCTTCGGCTTTTTTGCCTTCCAACCCTTTCCGAATGGCTTCAATTTTTTCAAGCTCTTCTCTGTACTTTTGAATTTCAGTAGCGGATGCGCCTTCGGCTTTAGCTTTTGTTACGGCTGCTTGCGCTGCTGCTAGTGCAGGTTCTAGTAGCTTGACGCTTTCGTTGTATGCCTTGCGAATTGCAAGGATTTGTTTTGCAACTTCGGGATTAGTGCCGGTCTTGATAAGTTCGCCGTATTCACGTTCAAATGCCACTTGGTTTTTGATTGATTCAACGGCATCATTAAGAGGTGCTTGAGATTGCTTTAGCAGTTCATTTATTCGCTGCTGCAACGTAAGACTTGACTGCTTATACTCCGCAGAACGCGCTTGCTGTAACGCTGCAGTCTCTTCGGGACTGATGCTTTGTTTAAGCAGTTCGGTGTAGCGACGTTCAATCTCAAGGCGTTGAATGCTGAAGTTGGTAAACGCCTTGGTGAAATCATTTTCAGCACGCAACAATGTAAGGCGATTTTGCTGTTCAAACTTAAGATCTTGCGCTGATTTGAGTTGTTGCTTTATCTGCTCAGCAATGCGCTTGGCGTCTTTCGCGGCGCTTCCTCTGCTATCATCGCCAGTGGCTCCGGGGATAGGCGAAAGGGCTCCACCCCCAGGGATAAATGGACTCAGCGGAGCGCCTATCGGAATGCCTTGGGCGTCAAAACTAACGCCGCCTGCAGGAGTAAATTGCCCTGGCGCCGGTAAATTTCTATCTTTTGTTAAATTTACCATCAAAGTCTTACCCACATCAACACCAAGCGTCTTGGCAATGCCCAAAACGGGGCTTGACTGGTTGACCATAAACGCAATAGTTTCTATCCAAGCATTTTTAAGCCATTGCATCATGTTGCCAAACCATGGCGCAATAGGCCCCAATGCCCCCACCAGTCCGTCATACAAAGCTGATGCACCACTGGTCATCGA